TTTAATTACTTCGAATATAACTCAAATTCAAATGAGGCGAGATTTATATCCAATTTTAAATGCTTATTCTCAATATGAAATTTGTTTTGGAAATCAGTTTCATATTTCCAATATAAATGGTTATAACATAAGAAGTTCTGGATTTAAGATCTTTGGATATTCTGAGACTGTGTATTTGGGTGATACTCCATCAAAAAATAAAAAGACCGGAGATTTATTCTTATTTTATCCAAAATCATCCACAGAACCTATTGTTGTTAAGAAAAATGTGGGTACAATTGATTATGTAAAAGGTGAGATTCTTTTATCTGGAATAAATATTATTTCAACAAGCAAATCAAAAGGTGGCCAGAGTATTATCGAAATCTCGGCTATTCCAGAATCAAACGATGTTGCAGGGCAGAAGGATTTATATTTACAACTTGATTATTCAAAAACCGAGATAAACATAACTACTGACTCCACAATCTCATATTCTAGTTATTTCAATCAAGACCTTATAAGATAAAATGGCAAAAAGAGAAGTAAAGGTAACAACAGTATTACAAAATCTTATTCCTAATTTTGTAGGACAAGATTATCCATTGTTGTATGAATTTTTAAAAAGTTACTACACATCTCTTTCTAAAACTGATATTATTAGTAATATTGATCATTACATAAAATTTGATACAATTTCATCTGCAGTACATGAAACAACATGTACATCAGAAGTTAGTTTTTTTGATGATATTATATTTGTAGAGTCTACTGAAGGTTTTTCAAATACATATGGTATTATACAAATAGACTCCGAAATTATTCTTTATGAATATAAGACAGACACAACTTTTGAGAATTGTGTTAGAGGTTTTAGTGGTATAACCTCATATGATAATACATATGATAATGATAATATTGTCTTTGAAGATTCAAACACAAGTGATCATGTTAATGGTTCAATTGTAAAAAACCTAGACACAGAATTTTTAAAGACTTTCTTCAAAAGACTAAAGTATCAATATGCATCTGGATTTGATGCTGATTCTCAGTTAAATGAGAATTTAAACCAGAGTATTTTCATTCAAAACATAAGAGATTTTTATTCTTCTAAAGGTACAGATGAATCCTTTAGAATTTTATTCCAGGCACTTTATAATAAAGATGCTGAAATAATAAAACCGATAGATTATGTTTTTAGAGCCTCAGATTCTCAATATAGAATCACAAAAGATCTTGTTGTAGAATCAATTATTGGAGATCCAACACAACTTATCAATAAGACAATATTTCAGACAAAATCTAACGGTTATTTGGCAAAGGGTACAGTAACCAATGTAGAACAGATTTATAGAAATAGTAAAATTTACTATCAAGTAAGCCTTGACTATGATTTTGATAAGGATATTGATGTTCGTGGAACTGTTTTTGGTGAATTTGAGGTTTCTCCTTTCACTACAATCTTAAATAAAGGTGATACTTATCTGGATGTTGATTCAACACTAAGTTTTCCGGATTCAGGATCTTTAATCTGTGATGATCAGACTATTTCATATACAGAAAAGAACCTGACACAATTCTTAAATTGTGCTGGAATTCCAAATGAGATTATTAATCCTGTCGTTAGATCTTCTACATCATATGGTTATGGTTATAATGATGACAATGAAGAAATTCAGTTTCGCATTACAGGAGTTTTATCAAACTTAAATATTCCAGACAACACATTTTACTTCGAAAAAGGTGATAACATTCAGGTCAAATGTCTTGGAGAATATTCTAATGATATAAGACTTAATAACTGGCTATTTAATATTGTTAATACATATAAGGTTTCAAGTTTAATCAAGAAAACCAATGCAATTTATGAATTATTTCTTTATGATAATCATATTTTTACAACCGGAGATACTGGAGAAATCATCGACAGTAGTGGAATAGTTTATGAAATTCAGGTTATAGAAGTAATATCAAATAAAATAGTCACTGTACGTCTAATTGATTCACAGAATCTAGAACTTTCTACAAACTCAGCGGCTTTTTACATTAAAAGAAATATTTCAAAGTTTAATTCTAAAAATTTCACGGAAGCAAACGTATATAGTACAAATGTACAAAATACTTATCTTGATAAAGAAGATGTTTATGTTTCCACATCTTCACTTCCAACTTATTCTAAAATAATTGAAGTAGAAAGCCCAGAAATTTACTTCGATGGCAGTTATTCCAACATTGAAGTAAAGACAGAAAAAGACAACTTAAGTGATTATCAGAATTATCTTGATTCTTGTCAGACCATAACAACAAAAGTTGATCATGGTCTATTGACCGGATCGGAAGTTACGATTTCTATTTCAGATTTTGTTGGAATTTATTTTGCTTATGTTGTTGCTAGTAATCAACTAAAACTTGCAAAGAGTAAGGAAGCTTTATTTAATGTTATTAATTCTCAAACAGCATCTCAAAAAGCAACTTATAGCAATATAGCATTTATAAAATTCTCAAATGATTATACAAATGAATATGTGGTTTCCACTAAATTTGTAGATGATTCTTTTAATATTAAACCCTTAAAATCTGCAAATCTAGTCGCCAAATTATCAACTCCAAAGCCTGTAATTAATAGAATAGAGACTCCAATTGGAGCAACCGGAATTTTGGCCAATGGAGTTGAGATTCAAAATTATAAATCAGATTTAAATATTTTTTATGGTTCTCTTGAGAGAATTTATGTCAATGATTCTGAATCGGATTATGATGTAATTAATCCACCTTCCATGAGTATTACCGACTCTATAGGTATTGGAGCTTCGGCTAATGTCTGCGTAAAGGGCGGATTAAATAAAATTCTGGTTGCTGATCCGGGATTTGACTATATTGATCCTCCAATTGTTAAAATAACTGGTGGAAACGGAAAAAATTGCGATTTTTCGGTCAATTTAAGAAAGATTACACATCTTGAGAAATTTGATTCTACAATTGCTTTACAATCTTCTGGTAATTTAAATCAAGGTATTGTAGGATTTTCTACTTATCATAAGTTTAGACTAATAGAGAAGGTCTTGTATCGTACAAATAATCAAAAGGCTCTTGCTGGACTGTCTACAAATGCAGAATACTACATCTCTTCAATTAATGATCTAAGCATCAAAATATTTAAGAATCTTGTTGACTGTCAAAATAATACAAATTCAATCTCAATAACAAATTATGGAGAGGGAATTCATAGTTTTGAGGCTATAGAGAAGAAAACTATCATTGATTCCATCAATGTATTAAATCCTGGAGAAAATTATACAAATCAAAAGACGACTATTAATTCAAACTTTATAGATGTTGATCTTAATACATTTAATTATGAGAATCATCAGTATGAAACTGATGAAGTAGTTGTATATACACCACAAACTATATCAATTGCAGGTCTTTCTAGTGCTTTATATAAGATTCAAAAGATTGATGATAATTCATTCAAATTAAAGAATTATTCAAATGATACTGAAGTTTCTTTAATTGGTGTTTCAACTAACACATATCATTCTATAAATTATCAACCAATCTCAATTGATATCTCATATAAGAGCTATACCGCATTCAATCGTTATGTGCCAAAACTAGTTCCAATCTTCACTGGAAAGATTCATAAAGTAAATCTAATCACTGGAGGTCAAAATTACGGATCTTCTGAGATTGTAAATCATAATAGGCAACCAATTTTCACTTTAGCATCTGGAAGTGGGGCAGTTTTGTATCCAATTATTGATGCTGGTAAGATTGTGGAAGTTATTGTGTCTACTCAAGGGAACAATTATGAAAGCATTCCAGATCTTATTATAGAAGGTCCTGGTTATGGTGCAATTTTAACTCCAATTATTCAAAATAAGAAGTTAATTAAAGTAAATATTATCAACTCTGGAATAGGTTATGAGCAAAACAAGACAAAAATTTCGGTAAAATCAAGAGGAACCAGAGCAAACTTCGAGGCTTCTATTCAAAAATGGACTGTTAATTTATTTGAATATTCTCTTGATAAGAAGAAAATCTCTCAGGATGATGGAATTTTACTTGAAAAGTCAAATATTTTACAATATTCACATTTATATTGCCCAAGAGAGCTAAGATCGACACTTTTCGCCTCAAAAATAAATCAAAATGGAGAAATTCAGTATCAATATGATATTAATAACGATACTGATACCAATTTAAGCTATCATTCGCCTATTATTGGTTGGGCATATGATGGAAATCCCATCTATGGTCCATATGGATACATTAAAGATTCAAATAATGCAAGAATAATTGGTCAATTAAAGTCTGGTTACAATTTAAAATTAAAAAATAATAGACCATCTGGGTATAGATTGGGATATTTTATCGAAGATTATGTTTATACATCGATAAAAGACGGTTCTGACTCATATTTGGACGAAAATAATGGAAGATTCTGCGTAACCCCAGAATTTCCAGATGGAACCTATGCATATTTTACAACAATTGATCTTGAGTTTTCAACCAATTCTATATTTTTTAATGAAAAATTACCAGTTTTTCCATATTTAATTGGAAAATACTATAATTCTGAGTATATTGATCAAAATAATCATGATATTTTGAGCATAAATCCACTTAGAAACACAAAACCATATGGAATTTTAAACACATATACCGAAACAAATCATTTTATATCCCCAAACAAGTATATTCCTCAGTTATCAAGCGTTATTTCATCAAAATCTGGTAAAATTGATAAAATTTCGATCGTAAATCCCGGTTCTGGCTATAAAATTAATGATTCTGTTGAGTTCATAGCCTCTGATGAAACAAAAACTTTTTATTCTGTTTCTGCAATTACTGGAAAGGAAATAGATTCGATTGTCGGATATAGTTCCGTTATTAATAATGTTGAAGTTCGATCAACTTCAAACCTCAATACATATGAGTTCTATTGCAAAGAACCACACTTATTCAATAATAATGATGTTATCAGTGTATCTCAAGAAAAAGTATTTAAAAATAATCAACATACTATTACTGTTAATACCAACAACCTTGTATTAAACAATGTTATTGATACTGCAGCAGTAACCGGAATAGTTACTTATATTTCGGTGTTTGGTAATCTGGATGTGGTTCGTTCTAATGACATATATTCTATTAAAAATGAAAAAGTCAAGATCTTAAATGTAGATAAAGAAAACTCTAGATTGAGAGTGATTCGTAATTATGATTCTACTATTGGAGCTGCTTATTCTACAAATACTTTGATTACAGAGAATCCAAAAAGATTTTATATTAATGATCAATTAGTAAATAACAATACTTATCAATTAAATGACTTTATTTATTTTAACCCTAAAGAAAGTTTAGGATTGGGTAGAACTTTTGGAGTTGGAATCACAACAACTTTGAAATTCTCAAATCCAGGTGTCGGTCAGACTGTTCTTGACATTCCAACAAGAACAATATATATTCCAAATCACTCAATTGATAATTTTGTTGAGGCTAAGTATTTAACAAATGGATATACAGGTATATCCGTATCAAATGATGGTGTAAATGATTATGTTTTAACAAACAATTCAACCGTATATCTAACCAAGGTAACAAACGATTTGGTTGGACTATCAACATTCAAAGTCGGATTAAGTTCGTCTGGAGATTATGTTGGTTTAGGCACAACTGGATCTTTGCTTTATTTGATTAATGCTGGATCTGGAGACTATCATACTTTCTTAACAGTGAAAAATAATGTACTAACTGTTGATGTATCCAAAAAATATGCAAGAGTTACAACAAAAACAAATCATAACTTGAATGTTCTTGATAAGGTTAATGTAAATGTAATTTCCGGACTTACAACAGAATATACAATAAAATTCAATGCTAAAAATAAAAGACTTGTATCAAATATAATTAGTTTTAGTTCTGTTGGAGTCAACACCTCAGATAATACTATTCAGATTCAGAATCATAAGTTTAAATCTGGAGATAAAGTAATCTATAATTCTTCAACTCCTTCTGTTGGTCTTTCTGATGATAAAATTTATTACATTAAAAAAATAGATTCCAATAATGTGGGACTTACAAGTAATTACTTGGGTGAAGGTCTTATTAATATTGACAGTCAATCAAGTGGTTCTCTATCAGTAATTAATTCTGAATTATTCGTTTACAAAAACTCAGTATTAAGTTTCAATGTTTCTGATTCTTCATTAGCATCGTTTAATCTACCGGCTTTTGATCTGAAATTTTATATTGATTCGGAATTTAAAAATGAATACGAAGATTCTCTATTAAAAGTCCAAAGAATCAACACCATTGGATTGAGTTCAGAATCAAAAGTTAAGTTAATTGTCGATGAAAATACTCCAAGTGTTCTTTATTACAATCTTGTTCCTATTAATTTAGATTTCATAAGTGAAGAGCAGAAAAATATAATTGTTGATAGAGAAAATATAAGCAATAGTAATAAAATTAACTTTATTGATAGTGCTTATTCTGGAAAATATTCCATTGTAAATAAAACTTCAACCACATTTGATTATAATTTAATCAAAATCCCAGAATTACCTTCTTATAGCTATTCAACTAGTGACTTAACTTATAATACTTCATCTTCAACTGCCGATGGTGGAATTTATAATCTTAATTTAAATTCAATTAAAAATTCCTATAAAACACTTCCAGGAATAGGAACAATTATAACTCAATCTGGAACTGGGGCTATTATTTACCCAGCAAGCACTGAAATTGGAAAAATTAAGAAAGTAGAAATTGAAGATATCGGATTTGAATATTCTTCAGATTTGACTCTTAGACCAACGGCTTCTTTACCTCAAATGTTTAAAATTGAGCCGCTATCTTCAATTGGAAAAATAAGTATAATTACCTATGGAATCGGATATTCAATTTATCCATATTTGATTTTAATTGACGGATTTACAAACAAAATAGTTTCTGATATTAATTTAAAAATAGAATCTGATAACAATGTAAAGATTC